GAATGATGCAAGTGTAACACTTTTAGATTATGTATATAAAAGGAAAACTGATGGTGTTAGATATGCATTCAAATGGTCATACGCTATGTCTGGTCTTTTGACCATGTTATATATTAGTCCAATTTTTGGATTATTGTTGTTATTTTCTGGCTGGTTAGTCGGAGAATATTTAACAACAATGGCTATTCGACATGTAATGATGAAAGAATTGTGTAATCGTACTGACAACATGATAGAAATTGTAAGAAAGAAACGAACTGATTATGCTAAAATGTTGTGTTATGGTTGTGCCTCTATGACGGCTATGTATGCTATTGCTAAAGTATACAATTCGTGGAGAGGTATTGTTAAAGACCATAGTGCGTTGGAACCCACAAGTATGGAAGAAGTCAAAGCTCGAGACCAGCAAGTTAATGTATGGTCTCAAGTTACGCGTAGAGTATTACCAGCTTCAGAGAGCAGTAAATGTACAACTGTTGAGCGATTACGCAATGCAGTGGAACATAATTTGTTATATGCATCTGTTGATGCTGGAGATAATAATATTACTTTTATGGCGAATGTTTTGATGATTACGTCGAATATGTTATTGATTCCTAATCATTATTTTAAAAATAGTGATACGCTGAAATTAACTTGTAGAAAGGTTAATGCCGATGCAGTAGGAGGTCTATTTAAAACACGTATTTGTAAAGATGCTTCAGTACATATTGAGGGCACAGATTTTAGATTGTGCTACTCAAGTACTGGAGGTTCTTATCGTAATTTAATTAAATTCTTTCCAGTTGGAGACATTGTCACACATCCATTCGAGATGATATGGAGACAAAGAAATGGACAATTGATTGTTGCACATGGAAGTTGTGAAGCGAATATAGTATCGAACGGATCATGTAGTTTTAAGGGGGGTTCTTATAGAAATCTTTCTATGAACACGTTCGGAGGATTATGTGGTGCAACATTAATCTCACAGACTAGAACACCTATGATAACAGGATTACATTTAGGTGGAAGACAAGGAACACCATATGGTTGTATGGGAACTTTAACTAATAAACAATTATTAGACGCTATTCAGTATATTAAAAATATTGATGGCGTATTGCAGACTGGTGATGGAGAACATTTTACGCAAACAGTAATGGGTGCAGGTGTTACTACACAAGCCGGTCTACATGAGAAGAGTCCTGTCAACTATTTACCAGAAG